GAATTACATTTCTTAATGATCTAGCTTGCTCATAGATGTCTAAGAACTTCTTATCATCTTTTGCTTTTTGATACACTTTTTTAGCTGTAGCTGTTAATTCATCTACATCTTCAACTAATTTGTCTATGTTAGGAACATAATCAATATCCCAAGATACAGTCCCCGTGTTTGGGTCAATATCTGTAACAGTAGATTTAACTCCCTTCTTTACGTCAACTTGACCAACATTAAATTTTGATTCTTTAAGATTGTACTTGAACTTTGCCATTTGCTGTTTTTATTTCGTTTACCAGATCATAATATTGTAATAAATCAACTAAGTTGTCACTGTTTATTTTATCAGTTTTACTTAATTCAATTAAAAATTTAGATATTTCTGTTATTTTAACTTTTGTAGCTTTATCTTTAACGACTTTAGCTTCTTGAATTAATTGTTCTTTTAATTCTATGATTTTACTATTATAAAATTTTCTTAACCCTGGAGTTGAATCAACAGAATTAATAAATTCTTTTAATACTTGTTTCTGATCATTAGTTAAATCATTATGTTTATCATTAAATCTTTCTAATAATATTTTGTATGTAAGAATTCTAGTATCTTTATCGTAAGTGGAATATTCTTCCATTACTAAATCTTTTTGTGTAGTTGATAATTTATCTTTAGTTAAAAATTCAAGTAATGTAATTTTATTGGCTATTAGTTGATTGGTATCTGTGTCCTTCTCATTACTTACCCCTTCTATTAGAGTGTATAATGCTGCTAATTCTTTATAATCCTTAATTTTAGCACCAAAGAATGTATTTAAATCATAATGGGTTTGTATCTCATTAATCAAATTATACTTTTGTTTCCTTAAGCTAGATTTGTTGAATTTAATTGAATTATCAAGAGCAGTACTAATGAATAGAGTTGCTCTAGATTCATTAACTACTTTGGATTTTAGTATCGATTCATACAGTTTGTACTCACGACCTAACTCGGATTTAACAAAGTACTTCTTAATTAACCCAATAGCAGGTGAGTCATCACCTTTTAATGTGTCTGATGTAATTTGTCTAACTAGTAACTCGAAAAGAATACCTGTATTCTTATACTTTGAATGTTTTATTTTCATCAAAAATATATTTATTTATAAATATTAACCTTTTAGTTGAGATTCATCAAGTAGTTTACTATCATCTCTATCGTCTTCAAAAACTAACTGTTTTTTGTTAATTTTCTTAAACATATCTTTATTTTTTAGGAAAGTTGTTTGTGCACTTTCAGATTCTCTAAGTTTAGGTCTACCATCTCCCTCATTTTTATCTGTGTCCTTCATGCGCTTTACTCCTAGAGGATCTTTTCCAAAATTTGAGGATTGTTTACCTCTGCTAGTAACACTATCTACAGGTCTTCCAGGACCGTCTTGTGCATACTTATCTGGTTTTGGTACGTTACCTGGGTCTTCCATTGATCTTCCTTTACCATATAATGATGCTAAATCATGAGGTGTACCATATGACTTACCTGTTGTAACTGGGTCATTACCTTCCTCTTCTATTTGTTTAAGTCTAAATTTACGTTTAGCATCTTCTCTAGCTAAGTCTCTATACTCATCATATTGGTCTTCACTAAAGTGATAAATATTATGATAAATCCAGTCTGAAGGTACTAAACCTTGGTCTAACATCTGTTGTGCTAATTCAGTTTTAGATTTTAGTAATTCAATTCTTTCTTGATCATATATAATAGATGGAGTAGTCATTGATAATTCAAAATTCGTCAATGTCTCATCAGTATAACCCTGAGTATATAAATGTACTAAAGCAATTTTATTTAGTTCTGATAATAATATTCTTTGTATTCTATCAATAGTACGAGCAAATCTAATATCTTCTGCTGCTAATGTAGCTTTACCTTCTATATTTTCATCATATCCTAAAAATGCTTTAGGTACTTTAAGTGCGGCAAATAATTTTTCTCTTAAATATTCAACATCCGCTATACCATCATACTGTAATCCAGGTGTTGTTTCTATTTTAGTTGAGCTATCATTACCTCTAACAGGGATATAAAAATCTTCTAACATGTTTTGCATGTTGTATTTTTGATTATATTCTCCTGTTTTTTCATCCATAAGTGGAGTACGTTTCATGTTTGAAATAGTTTTTTGCATAAATGCTTCTACTTCATTTGGTGGAATTGCTCCAACGTTTACATAAAATACTCTTTTTTCAGGTGCACGAGCAATTCTATGAATTAACATCGCGTCTTCCATTAATGTGTATTGTTTAAATAACTTTCTAGCGGGTTCAATATAAGCTCTACCATATGGAAGGTAATTAACATCACCTACCATTCTAAAGTGAGCCATTTCATAATTGTCGTATATAATACCACTTCTATCATCATCGGCCCCATTAGCACCTGCTACATTATAGTAACCACTTGAAGAACCACCAGAAAAACCTTCAGGATTCCATCTAAATTTTACTTCTGCAGGGTTATCGGGGTTGGTACCTTCTAATCTTTCAATATGATACGCAGTGTATGGGATTACATTATAAACACCAAATTTTTCTGCTATATCTAGCTTTAAGAAAAAGTCACCGTATTTACACATTTGTCTAACCCACATCCATAAATTAAATTCAACGTTTAAAACGTCATAAAATAAATTATATAATAATTTTTGAATATCTTCATTTGAACTTCTAATTTGAAGCACTTCACCCATGTCATTTTTAAGCGTACATTCATCCGCAACAATATCTAATGATGAAGCTATAATGGCGTCTTGATCCATTACATCATACTCTGAGTATAGTTGGGTTCTTAAATATTGGTAATTTAAGTTAAATTGAGCTCCGTATAACGAGGTAGGTGCTGATGAATAGACTTTATTAAATCTATCTATTAGTGAATTTGTTTCATATTCTCCACTTGATTGGATATGTCCTGAATCTACTGTTTTTATTTGATTACCCCCTACATTTCGTATTACTACGTCTGTTGAAAATAGTCTTCTTAATCTTGAAAATACGCCTTTATCTGCCATATTAATATATAATTATAGTTATAAATATTAGTCTATTAACCAACTAATGTCTTCTGTGCCGTCTGGTGTATCCATTCGGTAAGGATTTGGTACTTTACCATACCCTGCGCCATAACTCCCTTGATATGGGGTTCTATTGACTGACATATTGTTGATTGATTGTTTTGTTAAATCAATTCCCCGTTGTCTAAATTTTAATGCTGTGTCTCTAACGTACATAGCCATGCTAAAAGCCATTACTAAATCATCATTGTAACCCGATTGTGCTTCTGGTCTTCCATTACGCCAAATGAATGTCTTCATTTCTTCTATTAACCTTTTTGATTGTATTGTTACCCCTTTATCCCCTATGTACTCTTGAAACTTACCTATCACCATAGGTCGCGTTCTAGAAGACATTGTAAAACCAGCTACCATTTTTGAATGGTCTTGGTACTTATCAAAATACGAACTTACATTTGAACTTTCACTCTTTTGCGAATAGTATAAATTAGCATATCCTCTATCAATAACAACCTGTATAGTTGCCCACCCAATGTTAGCGTTTTCTATCACCAACATTGCTTCATTATATTCTGTTGCTAAACCAACTAATAAATGACCATATTCTTTTGTACCTAATTGTCCCTTATATTCAGCTACCTGTACATTTGTTTCTGTGTCTATAACATGGCATGCAGAATAATCTTTTCCATCTCCTCTAGATACATCAGCTACTACCATATAATTTCTACTATAATCTGCTGATTCCCAAACCCATAAATTTTGGTCTGTTCCTCTTTTTTCCATAGGATCTTTTACATATGTTTTTTCGTAAAAGTCTATTAATTCAGGGTAAAATACAATATCACCAGAAGTACTAAAATCACAATCACATTCTTGTGCCGCCATTCTAGGATCTCCTAATAATTCATCTTGTTGTTTTCTCCAAGCATCATCTCTTTCAGGGTGTACATACCAAGGTAGTTTAATAGGTAAAAATTGGTTTTCAGCAGCTTCTGCTCTTGTCCATGTTTGATGGAACCAATTACCAGTACCATATGGTGTACTTAATGCTATACACCCACCACCAGTTGCTAGTGTTTGTTGAGCTGAGGCCCATATTTCTCCAATATTATCAATAAAAGCTGCTTCATCAATTAACAGTAAAGATACTGCTTCTGATCTACCAGCATCACTAGAAGCTGATGTAGCTTTTATTTGAGAACCATTTGCTAATCGTAAGGTTAATTTGTTATTTTCGGGGGCATCTACTTTAAGCCATGAAGGTAAATTTTCATACATGAATTTTACCTTTGTAACCATGTTTTTAGCAGTTTCCTGTTTGGTTGCTATACAAAGAATGTTTTTATCCTTATGAAAAGTCATTAACCATAAAGAATAACCTCCGGATAATGTTGATATACCTAACTGCCTAGATTTTAAAATAATCGAATATGGATTATCGCGCATTAGCTTGAGTACTTTCTCTTGAAATGGGAACAGGTTGAATTGTATGCGGCCACGTTGTGGATGCTGTATATAACAGTATTTACGCATAAAATGCACGGGGTCCGTAGCACACTTTAAATATTCTTGTCTAATTACTTTTTTTATATCTGCCATGTTACTTTGATAAAACTAAAATGCCTACTACTACTAATATACCAGCACCTGACATTAATTTAGTTTTTACTTTTTGTTTTTTTAAATCCAATTGTAATTTTTCAGATAATTTTCTTGATAAATCTATTTGGTTAGATTGGGTATTTAACATACTCTCAAAATTTGTAACCCTCCCATTTAAATTAAATATAACACTATCTTTAACAATAACTTTTGTTTCTAATAAACGTAATTTATTAGATAATAATTTTATTTCTTCTTTTGCACCGTCGCCCTTTATTAAATCTTTAATTACTAGACGTACTATCGGTTTTTTTATTTTTATTGATGTACTGTCTATAACGGTCTGTGAAAAACCTTGTAAGCTCATCATCATTAAAACTATCAACGGTATTAACTTTTTCATTTACTTTATATTTTAATGTAAAAATCTTCTTATCCTGCTTATCAATTTCTTTATCCAGTTTAACTATTTGTTGGCTTAAAGTGTCAATTTTAAATATTAGATTATCATTTATGTTATGTAATGAATCAACCTTATGTGATAATTCTTCGATTTTTATATTATAGTTTTCTACATATTTTTGATCATCTAGTAAGATAAAATACATTAATGCACTACCTAACAAAAGTATTAAACCATAGCTAATAAACCTTTCCCTAGACAACATTTTTTTCTAATTTATCTACTAAAGATTTTAATTCTTTTTTCTTTTCAGTTTTAGTCTTTAGTACATTTTTAATATCTTCCTTTTCAGTTTCATCGGCAGCACTATATTTCCTTGCTAATGATTTCATATCTGTTTCTAAAGATTTTAAGGCTTTAACTGCTATGTCTAGTTTTTTATGTTTACCTCTAGCTGCTTTTGCTTGAGCTACCGCATCTTTATCGTCATCAACATCAATATCTTCATCTAAACCTTCTAATTCTTTTTTGAGATCTTTAACTGCTGCTGTAGTATCTTCTACTTCGTCTTTAGATGGGATTGGATTTTCAGACAACGTTTCAATAATACTTTCTTTTATAAACTTATTTAGTTCTGATTTCTTCATTATATGTTAGTTTTTATTATAAATATGTTAAAGGCCTGTTATAGTTAATATTTGTTGAATACGTTCCTTTGTAGATCCAGATATTTTTTCTATTGTGTTACATTTATGTCCATGTCTTTTAATAAGTGTTGTAATTGTAAAATCAATTAAATCTCTATAATGTTCATCTGTTTCACGTACCCCATTATCCTCGATTTCTAACCCATGAGGAGATATGTAAAATATATAATCGTATTCTCTAACAAATTCTGAAGCGTATGTTTCAAATGCTTCTTTATCCTGGTAAGGGATTGACTTTGCATTCATTGTAAACGCCATAACATCCAATACTGTTCTATCTGTGATGATTTTGTCATGCATTAATTCACCACAACGTTCCGCTAAAAATACTGTTTGTCCTTTTAATGTTGAGTCTGTATTTAAAGGAATGCCTAAAGACATTAAATGTTGGCTCCGTTCAGTTGCAAAATTATAATCCTTAAACTGCGATAAATTTTTTAGTGCATTAACCAACGTTGTTTTACCTACACTCATTGTTCCACATAACCCTATTTTCATATTAATTTCGATGTTGTGCTCCTTTTGGAGCTGGTTGTTTATACCAAGGTAAACCTGTTTGGTTTCTTATGGCTTCTTTATGATCTTCCTCAGAATATGGGATCCCATAAAGATAATATTCTCTTTTTCTATCATCACCTTCAGGAATTAGAGCTGGTCCTTCCCAGTTATGTAATTTACCATCCCAAAGATAGGCGATAGTTCCATCTGCTTTCTTTAATCTTTGACTTTTAGGCCACTTGTTTTCTTTATTTTTCATACTCCAATATACGTAAATTATTTAGTTTTTCCTAATATACTTTCAGCAACATATGTCCCTTGTGCACCACTTACCGTTATACCCCTAGCTGATAAAGCATCTCCAACGAAGTGGACATTACTATATTTGGTGAGAGCTAGATTAGTATAATCGACAAGTGGCTCAGGTGATAGATATTTTA